CACATTCTCCAACATCACTATACCTGCGAACATAACCGCAAATATTGGTTTTGTATTTACAAGTTTTTTTAATGCCTTTGCGAGTGGTGCGACAATATTGTCGGGTGCAACCGTGCTATGGGAGTGCTTGGATAACCCGTTATCATTCCCAACCCAGCAAGTTAATATGGCTACCGCCCTGCCTGCTGACGTGAAGCAGAGCGACCTCCTGCAAGACCTGCAAAAGATGTTCAATCTCTACTTCATGCCGGACCCTTCCGACCCCAAGAACCTCATCGTGGAGCCTTGGGTGGACTTCTATTCATCGGGGGTGGTGGACTGGTCGCAGAAATCGGACGAGAACGCAGAGCAGAACATCACAAACGGGGACCCGAAGCAATACAAGACCATCGTGTTCAAGTACAAGGATGCCGGGGATTATTTGTCCAAGTTGGACAAGTCGAACTACCCATTGGCAAAGGAAGGCTACGGAGGGCGAATCTTCACGACCGACAATTTTTATGGCAAAGGCGAGAACGTCGTTGAACTCGCTTGCAGCACCCTTATCCCTGCAAACTTCACAACGGATAAAGTCGTTGGAAGGGCTTGGGACTTGGATGGCTCCGCTTTGTCGGGAACCATCAAGACTTTGCAGAGCGGTTACCGGATAGCCCAATACAACCTCATTGAAGCCCCGACGACGTGGGCCTACCAATACGGGGTCAGCGGTTCGGTAGCACTCGCAGAGTCGTTGTTGAGTCTGCCATTCGTCAGCCACCTTGACAACCCCTACGCAGCAGATTTCGACCTTGCCTTTGGAATCCCTAAGCAGTTGTATTATGCGGTGAATGTCGCTGCAAATAGCGACCCTTACGCATACACGAACAACAACCTGTTCAACATCTATTGGTGGAATTTCATCCAAGAAACCGTCAGCCGTGAAGCGATGCAGTTGGAGTTGTCCATCATGCTCAATGCGGTGGACATCAGCCAACTCGACTTCCGCACTCCTATCTACTACGGGGGGGTCCGTTGGAGGCTGCTTGAGATTCGGGACTACGAGATAGGTCAGCAGAAGCCGTGCAGGGTAACCCTTCGCAGGATTCTCAACTTGACCGAGTTTGTCCCAAAGCAAATCTATTACTTCCCCTACGACGGCCCGGTTCCTGCAACGGATTCGGACTACCCGAACGAAGTCCCCCCGATTCCAACCATCAAAGAACTCCCAGCGGTTGCAGGTCCTCCGGGTGAAACGGGTGCAACAGGTGCGCAAGGCGACCCCGGTCCAGCAGGTGCAGGGTTCACTCCGGGCGATGCAGCAGGCGACATCAAGTATTGGGACGGAACCGCTTGGGTCAACTTAGGAATCGGAACGGAAGGTCAGGTCTTGGAGGTTGTGTCGGGATTACCAGCATGGGCAGACAAATAAAAAACTATGGCAGTTACTAAAGAAATCGTCCTCGAAGTAGGACTCAAAGACTCAACAGGTCAGGGAACGGAATCCGCAAAGAAACGGCTCCGTGATTTACAACGTGCGCTCGTTGACCTTGCGGTCGCAGGGCAAGAGAACTCCGCAGAGTTTCGGAAGTTAGAGGCCGAGGCAGGGGAACTATCCGACACCATTGGCGATGTTAGCCAAAGGGTCAAAAACCTTGGCTCGGACACCAAGAACATTGAGGCATTCACGCAAGCGGTCCAAGGCGTTGCTGCTGGCTTTCAAATCGCCCAAGGTGCTGCTGCATTGTTTGGTGAGGAAAACGAGGACATCCAAAAGGCTATGTTGCAGGTCAATGCGACCATGGCTATTGCCAACGGAATCCAACAGGTAACGGTCCTCCTTCAAAAGGAATCGGCTATCTCAATGACGGCCAACAGGATTGCAACGGCCCTCTACGATAAGACGCTGAAAGGAACCATCGTAAGCCTTCGCCTTTTTAGGACCGCCTTGATTTCAACGGGTATTGGTGCAGCGATTGTTGGTGTTGGATTGCTTGTTGAGAACTGGGAAAAACTCACAAAGGTTGTCAAGGATTTCTTGGGCATTGAAACGAAAGACCTCAAGGCCGTATCCGAATTAGCGCAAAGGCAGGTTGAACTTGCAGAGGCAAGAGGCGAAAGCGAGGCAAAGGTTCAGAATCTCTTGATGGCTGCTTATGACGCAAGGATTGCAGCAGCCGAGAAAGAAGAAGAGCGAGCGCAACTGATTCACGAGAAAGAGGTCGCAAGGCTGACTTATCAAACCAAACTGCGAACCGATGCAATAGAAAAGCAGAAGAAAGATGCAGAGGATTTGAGGGCAATGGATTCGGCAGCCAGTCAAGAAGCCGAGAATTTTCGCTTGGCTAAAATTGGAAGGATAAACGATGAACTCGCAAGGGAAAGGGCTTTAAGAGATGAGAAACTTGCAATCCTTCGGGAAGAAAAGGCACAAAGGGAAGCAGACCTCAAAAAGAGATTCACGGATTCGGACGAGTTTGCCAAAGCCTATATTCTGCTGACCGAGGAAATGCGATTAAAAGAGCAAGGCATTGCAGAGGATAGTGCAGACAAAATTTCGAAGATTGAACGCAATCGTAGGCAACAGGACTTGCAGATGGCCTCCGAGGCCGTTGGTGCGCTTGGTAATTTGCTGACCGCTGGCTTGGGCAAGTCCGAGAAAGACCAACGGAAAGCCTTTGAGATAAACAAGAAGGCCAGCATGGGTCAAGCCCTTATCAACACCTTCATGGCCGTAACCGCTGCCCTGACTGCTGGAGGAAACCCGATTAAACTTGCAACGGGTCGTCAGTTCATTGACGCAGGTATCGCCCTTGCGACAGGCTTGGCACAGGTCGCCAAAATCAGCAAGACCCAGTTCCAAGGGAGTTCAGCAAGTGGAGGCGGTGGAGCGTTGACTGCTGGAGGTGGTGAAGGAGGCGAGGTTGCACCTGCTCCAATCTTTGCAAACCCTCAAACAACTATGCTTGGAACCGATGGTGCTGCAATGGGTCAAGGCCAAGGAACGCAACCAATGCGAGCCTATGTGGTGGAAAGGGATATCACCCAAAGCACTCGGAGGGTTCGGAGGCTTGAGGAATTTGCAACTTTAGGGGCTTAGGACATTTACCTGCATGGAACTACCCATTTACAGGATGACGGTTGACGAGGTCGATGAAGGGGTCCAATTCGTGGCCCTCACCGATATGCCAGCCATCGAACGGCCATTCCAAGCCTTCAGCCAAGCCAAGCAGAAGTTTACCGAAACAGGCGAACGCAGGGTCCTGACTGGGCCTCTTATGCTTGCAGATACTCCCATCTTTCGCAAGGACGAAACCTATGGCGAGTACTACGTTGTTTTTGACAAAGCAACCATCCGCAAAATCGTGCAGAAGTACTTTAAGCAAGGCAACCAGCACAACGTCAACGCTTACCACAACGCTGAACTGGATGGCGTGTTCATGTTCGAGTCATTTATAACCGATGCCGAGCGTGGCATCATGCCCCCCAAAGGCTACGAGGATACTCCTGACGGCTCTTGGTTCGGCTCCTTTAAAGTTGAGAACGACGAGGTGTGGGACAACCGCAACCTATTCCGAGGTTTCTCCGTTGAAGGGCTTTTTGGAATGGACAAAACCGAATCCGAACTGGAGGTCGCACTCGCTGGCCTTGCTGACGAATTAACCGCTTTTTTGCAACAATTAACCCCCACCTACAAATCCCACTAACTATGAACCTGAAAAACGCAATCGAATCCCTGCGGAGTGAACTTCGTAAATTCAGCACTCAAAAGCAGTCCTTCGCTGACTACAAGTTGACCGATGGCACGGTTGTCCGTGTGGATGGCGACCTCGTTGCCGGAACTGCCGTTTACGTTGTAGCCGAGGACGGCACTCTCCCTGCCCCCGATGGCGAGCACGTTGTCGAAGGCGTCGGAACAATCAAGACCGAAGGAGGCAAAATCGTTGAGGTCATCGCTGCCGAAGTCGCAACCCCCGAAATCGAAGCCTTGCCCGTTGCTGCTGAAATTACTCCGGAAGTGGCCGTTGAGGTTACCGAAGAAATCAAAGAAGCCTATCCTGCCATGACCCCCGAAGTCGTGGAGGCCATTGTCGCCAAGCACCTCGGAGCCATCATGGAAGAACTCAAGGCTGCCTATGCCGAGATGGGCAAGATGAAGGAGAAAATGTCCGCATTCGCATCGCAGGTTGAAACCATGGCCGACATCGTCGAGAAGGTTTCCGAACTCCCAGCCGAAGCCCCAAAAGCAAGCGGTTCCGCAATCGTTGAGCAACGCAAGGCTCAAGCCTCGCAGAACTTCAATGCTCTCGCACAAGCACTTCAATCACTCAAAAAAAACTAAACCCCTAAACCCCCATTAACCATGGCATACAATTTTGGCAATCTAAACGCCTACACCGACCAAGAGAGGCTTCCTCTCATCACCAAAGCGGTATTCTCCGCTCGTTCAGCAGCCCTGTTCACCAAGCAGGTGGGCATCAAGTTCGCTGCTGCCCTCAACCTCATGGACACCGATGCCTTGATTCAAGGCGGAGATGTTTGCGGTTACGCAAGTTCCGGCACGACTACATTCAGTCAGCGTAACATCACCGTTGGCCGTATGAAGGTTCAAGAAACCCTTTGTCCTCGTTCTTTGGAGCAATACTGGATGCAGACCCAGTTGACCGCTGGCTCTACCTACGATGGCGTTCCCTTCGAGCAGGCATTCAGCGAGCAGAAGGCTCTCCGTATCGCAGAGGCTTTGGAGAACGCAATCTGGAAGGGCAACACCTACTTTTCAGGTGTCAACCAGTTGTTGAACGCTGCTTCGGGTTCTACCATCAGCGGTAACACAGGAGCGGTTTCTGCGTCCGTTGGTATCACCACAGGCAACGCAATCGCCATCTTTGACGGCATCTACAACCAAA